TTTCATTAATTATTATTATACTGGTTATAAGCTTTGTGAACTGGTGGACCAACGACAGTTTTTGCCTTATTTCCCTATGCTCAAAGATGACGAGAAATTGAATGAACAAGATGAATTATGGCAAAAAATGTGTAATGATCTTGGATGGCCTTTTATTCCAACAGAACGTCCGTCTACTTCAAATAATAAATCTCTGTGGGAGCTGAGTTCCGATTGGGAACGAACAAAGCGAAAATGACATAATACATTATTGAAATGAGATATAATTGAATAACTAACTAGCGTCAATAATCTCAGACTAAGAAATAATGTATTCTATTACACACATTGTGATTACAAAATGCGGAACAATTCTTAATAGATTTATGAAATATCCTTTATAGTAATGTTTGAGATTGAGTCCATTATATAATGATAATCCCATCATATGTCTGGTTTTCAAATAATCGACCGGTTGCATCATAGTAGTTGCTACAAGCCCTGATGTTGCTGATGCTAAGACTGGACTATTCACTTTTTCCTTTATAGTTTCATATATTGGAAAGAACATACTACTGGCTAATATAACTTTACTGAACGTCTTACTATAACCTCTATACAAGATACTTAACCCAGATTGCTGTATTTCTTTGAAAACTGACTGCTTCATTTGCAAATGAACCTTAGCTACATCAAGTGGATGTGTTGCTAAACTGCTAATGAACCCAGCTGTAATGCCATTTGCAAACTTATTCTTAATTGGGTATGTCTCTGATGTACCAAACCATCTATAGAGTGTATATTTACTGCTAGTCGACAACATTTGACCAAATATCGCTGGTGGACTTGCCATGTAAAATGCCTTGAGTCCTCTTGTTGTATAGATATGTTTGGCAGTAGATAGAACAGATGTACTGTTTGTATTCTGATAATTTGTTTTAACTGTGCACACTGGAATAGTGGTTAATTCTGCAAAGCCCGTTGCTACTAAACTAGCATACAGATTATTCATTGTATTCGTCATTTTATGGAAATTATATGATTTCCTGCGGATTGGATATTAATATGTGATAGAATGCGTGAAAGTGTATGTATTTATGTAACCATTTTCATAAATGCATTTATGAATTGTTTGATGAAATGGAAAATATGTAACGATAAATTATATGACATCCATAGACATACCAAAATGGGCAAATATTGTAGACTATAGAACGATGACTGATGAAAAGAAACGTTTGGCAGTTGAAGGTGATAAACGTTATCAATATGAATGGATGAAAGAAGAAGTGAATGAGTTTTATGAAGCAATTGCTCTTAATGATATATACGAAATCAGGGACGAAGCAATGGGACTTATTAGAGCATCTCAACAGTTTAGAGATTCGAAGCGTGTAAAAGCTTTATGGGATAAAGTGAGACCAGACGTGAAAAAGGTTTTTCCAAATGAGCGTTCTTTTCTAGAGGCATTTAAAAAATGGAAAATTAAAAAAACCAAGAAGGGACAAGCTCATGGAGTTGAAGCTCACCACTTAATGCAATATGGAGGACAGCAACTCAGTAACGTAGATATGAATGAATTAATGCGGTTTGCCAAACTAAAATGGCTAAAATAGAGTTATCACGATGATTCTTGCTCAGCAATCTTAGGCAATCGCAAGCGTTTTTTGAGTTTGGTAATCTTAGAATGTGACCTCTGATGTAATGGTTTTTGCCTTGATTTTACACTAATCACATCATTTTCAACTTCATCCACACTAAACGGTTCAGTAGCATATATTACTTTTTGTGCCATTAATGGTTCAGTAGCATATTGGTCATTCAAACAAGTGCCATCTTTATTCTTTTGTTTTCTATCTTCAGAACATATGGTAAACGGTTTAATTAATGGCATTACTAATGGCTTCATAGATGAGTTCCCCATCTCCTATATTAAGCCTTTGGAGATTAGTTTTCAAAATATTGATTTATTATGAGTTTCTCAAAATAAATGAATCAATTACTAGCTACAATTAGGTGGCGACCTGTTTAGAAACGAGGGAAACCAACAAGGTTGAAGCCGATACCAGCACCAGCGCCATTGCGAGCACCGGAGGCCAGGGAGGGCACGTAAGTATCCAAAATGCTAAAGGTGGCAGCAGCAGTAAGAGCGATCAGTGCGATCTCATCCAGGCGCAGCCGACGCTTGGGGATAGCATAAGCAGCAAGGGCAACCATGAGACCCTCAACAAGATACATTACAACCCGGGTGACGAGTTCTTGCCAGTCAAACATTCCCGCGAACATCACTTATAAATAATAGCCAGAAAAAAAATGAATCTCTCGTCACTTAACAATATCCTTAATGTTTAATGCTGAAATCGTTAAAGCAATTGTTTATTTGGTTATCAAATAACTTAAACAGGTAAAGTGTTACATCCATATCTAAAAGAATGCAGACAGGAGAACCTCCCCGTGGCGTAGTTTTGCCTCTTAACCAAGATGGATCAAAGAATGTGAAGTATGTTGATTTATTGACTGAAGACAAGCCTATTTCTGGACAAAAGTGGGGGGTTTTTAGCTTCATCTCTCCCGAGAAGATTATTGAAGACAAGCACCTATTTATGTTTGAGCATTTTGTGAAACAGTGGCCCTTAAATAAGACTATGGAGAAGTTCACCAAGTTTTTGAGTTTCCTTGCATTTAAGTATGGACTAGATTATGAGAAGTTGAATGTTGATTTGGAAGAGTTTGCCAAGACAGAGAAAGACAACTTGTTTGGTGATTTCACTATTGATGATGAGTACAAGAATTTCTTAGATAACAATGAAGAGAAGTTGGAAGCAGAGTTTGATAAGAAGCATAATTTCCAGACAAGTGTTCGTGGTATCAAGTTCCGTGGTGCATTTGAGACCCAGGAAGAAGCTAACCTTCGCGCGCAGATGTTGCGAGAATTTGACAATGCTGAACACGATATTCATGTTGGACCAGTTGGTGTTTGGCTACCATTCCATCCGGATGCTTACAAGACACAGCGTGTTGAGTATTTGGAACCCGAACTGAACCAACTGATGCATGAGAAGCGTGAGAATGAGAAGAAGGCAAAGGATGCGTTCGACCAGAGGGTTATGGATACTAGGAAAAAGGCAATTGCTGATAATGAGAAGAAGGCACTAGAGAGTGGTAACATGTTGACTCAGACCCTTAATGAAAGTGGTGAGCTTGTGTCAGTTGATAGCAGAAACACTATTGAAAGCAATATTCTGGCTAATACTGGCGGTGAGGTATCAAGTGCTGACATTCGTGCTGAGCTGTTTGAAGGCGATAATATTGTTACTAAGTCACAAATGGATGCGGATGCAAACCAAGATGGTGACCAAAATGATGGTGGGAATGAGTAATGAGCTTGAAAAATTGAGTAGTAAAATAGTAGAATTGTAAATTAGTATAATATCATACAGTATACTAATATACATAATGCGTTGTTTGGCTGAAGACTGTAAGAAAAAAGCTGATGAATATAAAGGGTTATGTTCACTATGTAAAGGCAAATATTGTATGAACCACAGATTACCTGAAGATCACCATTGTCCATATTTAGAAATGGCTAGAATGAAAATGCGAGAAAATATGGCGAAACAATTACTTGATAACTCGGCGCTACCTAAACAATTGAATCCATAATTCATAATTTATAATTCATACTTCATACTCCATAACTCTGTGACTGATTCACCACTGTTTTTTCCGAACATTGATTTTGGGCCCACGTTTGGTCTTTGATGCGTCTGGGTTGTAATCCTCTTCATCATCAGAACCAAGATCCTTAGATAATTCCCAAAATTCCTTAGAACCGAGCTTAAATGAACCATGAGGCTCTGCCTTGTACCAGTAGATGGCATCGTGTAACTTGTTAGATTTACAGTTATTATCTACGACTAAACATTCATAATTTTCAGTCGTTTGATCCATAACCTGACAAAAAGATTCAAATGTAGGAAACATACCTGCATAATTCTCCCATATACGCTTTCTGTTCGTTAAATATGGTTCACGAAGAATAAATACATAATCAACATTCGTTCGCAAGTTTGGCGGAACACCTAATGGATACTGCATTGTAATAACCAGCATAATTTTCCAATGACGACCATTCATAAAAAGCAGTCTCATCATTTTATCCCTAGCCCAAGAATCATCATACAAGCAATCATCCAAAATCACAAATGCTCTTGGGTCAATTGATACTTTCCTATGAACACTCTTTTCCTTTTCAATTTGTTTGAGCACTACTTTTTGACGCTTCAGTATGTTTTCTATAATAGCACTACTATACTCGTGATGAATAAATAGCTTTGGAATAATGCTGCTATAGAAACCATTTCCTGCCTCTGTTCCAGATATAACAGTTCCTAATGGAATATCCTGGTGGTAATATAATAAATCTCTTACTAAGAAACTCTTACCAGTATCTCTCCTTCCAATCAATATAACAACTGGACCCTTATTTTCATCTGGTCGAAACTTAATGTTTCTCATACTCCATTTTTTAAGTTGCAATTGAGTCATAGCTACTATATATAGCATTCATCTATTAAATGCCTTTGTAACGCATTCTAAATGTTATCAGCACGAAATGAGTTTAGACTCTGTTTTTTTGTTATAATATTGTTTTAGGAGTGATGACGTTTGAGTTCACGTATTCAAAGCAAACATTTAACGAGTTGTATGAAGGATTGCAAGACCAATCGCTAAATATGGTTGATTGTAGACCTTATATACCAATTTATAATCTGTTTTTCAATAA